CCTTTGACGGTGAACTGGTAGGTGGTCGTGTCGCCCGCCGTCGTGCTCAGCACATCATTGAACAGGAACGTCGCGGTCATGGCCCCATTTGAATCGAGGTTGCCGCTGAACAGGACGGGTGCTATACAAGCGATGGAATATTCAATGCAATCGCCAGAAAGTTTCCACTGGTAAACACCATTGGCAACAGGTGAGCCGTTCGGATACTGGAACGTGCCAGTCGCTACCCCCATCTCATTCTCCTAGTTTACTTTGAGAGCACGGGCGGCTTTACCCAAGCATAGATGGGCCCTGTCATCACCGGTCCGACACGGAGAAGATTGAAGAAACATTCGACCAGTGCTTGCTTCCCTTCATAGGCTCCATAGCAGTCGTCCACGGCGATGATGCCCCCCGTCGCGATGTGCGGCCAGATCGCGGCGAGTTCCCCGACGTGATGGAGCGATGAGTAGAGCTTGTCTTGGTCGGTGCCTGTCCAGTCCATTGAGTCGAGATACACGAGATCGAACATTTGCGGCACGGGCGGCATAAAGCTGCTGAGCGCGTGAATCGAGTCCCCATTGACGATTTCGGTTTTCGGACCGACGAGACTGCGCGTGTAGCTGCTGTGAATTGGATTGATATCGACCGTGAAGCACTTGCCGCCCGTATGCTCGACAACCCAATCCCAGATCAGCGTTGATTGGCCATCTTGATCGGGAGTTTCGCTCGGACGGAGAGATCCTGTTTCGACAATAACCACGGGGCGATTCAGCCGGATAAGATTGGCTGCGATGAAGGCGAACTGCTCGCCGCGCACCCCGAACTTTTCCTTAGTAATGAACTCGCCAAGATCAGCTGACATACCGCACATTGTCCCTGCGTCCGCGTGGTTTAGCTCTTACTTTTTCATAAAGCTCACCATCTTCGGGCTTGAATGTCCAGTCGCAGATCGGACAATACCCTCGCTCAATGTTATCTGATTGAGTTGCCCAGGCGATGACGCAAGTTGCATCCTCGCGCTCGTGACGGCAGTTGTCGCGCTTGCGGAATTTGTTGGCCCACATATCGGCCAAGGCTTGAACTTTGGTTTTCTGCTCGCGCTCTTTCTGGATTTCCTTGATGGGATCGTGCGGGGGCTTGCGAATCTCCGCCACAATAACGCGGAGCATCTTTTCAAACTGATTTACTGTGATTGTAGTTTCTTCCATTATGACCTTCTCTCGAAGCGTCCTTTCTCAGCCGAATTAGTACTGCACGGCAAGCAGGCTGAACCCAGTCGCTGCCACGGTCATCAAGGTTTGCGAAGTCACCTGAAACACGATCTGCGGGTGGATCCCAGCCGAGTACGCGGCGGTCGCGGTTGCTTGCAACCAAGCGTTCCCAAACACCATGCCCTGAGCGGCGGCGCTTTCAGCACTCGAAAATCCTGTCGGGAAACTGACTTCCACGGGGCCGTTGCCCTGAAACTGGAATGCCGCAGAAGTCAATGTAACCAACTGCGTGGTTGCGGCAGTGATCGTGATGCCCGCAGCTACGGCGGTGAAATACTGCCGCGCGTGCTCGCTGCTCGCCGTGCGCGTCCAGTTCGATTTCTGAAAATTTGTCCAAGCCATGATCTGACGCTCCCTTAGTTGCCCTGTGGCTGAATGAACAAGAGTCGCGTGCCCGCCGACAAGGTTGCGCTGGCGCCGGCATTCACAAAGGTCAAACTCAGCGTCCCTGATTCCGAATAGCTGATCAGTCCGGTCGCGGTATTAGTCTGCTGTGCGGTGGTTCCGAGAATGCACGAAGCCAAACCGATGCCTCCGGTGATGGTGGACTGCGCGCTCAAGATGTTGTTCGAGCCGTTCTGCAAAGTGCTGTAGGTCACGGTCGCTGCTGAAGTCGCGGTGAAGGGAACGAGCACCACGCAAGCCACGGGGAGAGAGGGCTGGAGAACGCGGGCGGAGGTATTGTTGTAAACAATGCTCATGGCCGCCGAAGTCGTTGTCCCGGTGACTGGGAACGCGGAGGCGAGGGTGCATTCCGTCCACCAGCCGGGGCCGGAAGGGGCATTGGTTACGAGTGTTCCATAAACGGTCATGCAAGTTCTCCTTCTGCTCTCAGTTGTAAAAAGAGAGCACGAGATTCTGCTAGATCAGACTCTGAATTCTCGGACGTTCAGGTTCCAATGCTTCCCGCGCGCGTCTCCGAAATGCACTTCTCCCCAGACTTTATTGATCTGAGAATACCTGAGATCGCCAGATTTCATCAGTCGCATGAGCACCGTGCGCCAGCCGTAGGTGAACTCCACCGGAAGATCAGCCGCGTCGGTTTTGATGATCGTGAATTCCGGCACGAGTCCCTTGCGAAACGAAGCACCAGTAAACTTTTTCTCCGAACCGACCATCTTGTAGAACCCCGCGCATCCCGGCAAAGCTACCGCATCTTCAACAAGCAGGTTCTTGTTGAGCTTCAGAACTTGCTTGACGAGTAGGTGGGACCAGATGCCTTTGCCGGTTTGCTTCTCTCTATTCTTGAATGATTCCTGATCGGGATAGCGATAGCGTTCCAGCTTCGAATCAGTGTCTTTCCACATCGCCTCAAGCATGTCTTCGGGATTGTCGTAGGTCACGCCCTTGATCGAGCAGTGGCCTTTCAGCTGGCGCTCTACGCCGAGCTTCTGCTTCTTCTTCGGAACGAGCCATGCTTTCGTGTGAACCGAACCATAATCCGGCTTGCGCTCAATCGCTGCGCGGAGCGGGCTGTACTCGTTTGCCAGCACAATGCTACTCATCGAGATTTTCCTTTCCGCCCTTGAGGGTCCGCAACTCGCTGCCGTCGCGAGTGAGATACAGGGCTGCCACTCCAGCCTGATCGAGGGGTGTGTGATCGTAACTGGCGTCCTTACTCAGTTCGCCATACTTCTGGAAGAAAATCTGAACCAATGAACCGTGCGTCACGATCACGACCGGGCCAGATGCCTCCATGCCTCGTCGCACGGCGCGCTCGATAGCTTGACACGCTTGCTGCTCGAACGCGCCCCACGACTGCCCACCAACCGGGACTTTATCAGGGTGAGTCTTGAAGTCTTGGATTTCCAGCTTGTGCGCGGCCATTGCCTTGCCTTCGAGCCGAGAACCTACATCCCAGCTTCGCAGCCCGATATCCGTTTCAACTCCACAATTGCAAGCCTGCGCTATAGCCATTGCCGTGGCCCTGGTGCGCGAGAGATCGTCCGTGTACACCGAAAGCACCATCCGATCGGCAAAGAAGTCCCTGAGGGCTTCTAATTGCTTTTCGCCATGCTCGTTGAGAGGCTGGTCTTTGAGTCCCCGGATTTTGTCGTTGGCGTCGTCGTCGTTCTGGGCGTGGCGCACAACATAAAGAATCGGGGCACCCATTGAAGGTGCCCCGCCGAAATCGCCGACCGGATTCAGGAGCGCGGCCGGGGAGTACATCACTAGCTTATACTTGCCTCCGTTTTTATTTGCCTAAACCGGGGGTTAAGCGATGCGTTCTGCGGTACGCGCAGCGCTGCATATTTAAAATTGTAAGCGGCCGACGCTCCTACGACACGGGCAGGATCTGCAACGGAAGGCTCCCAGTTACGTACAGTAATCTGGAAATTGCGCTGTTCCGGAATCTCCGTTGCTCCGAGACTGACGGAGAAAACGGCGTCCTGACCAATGACGTAGGTTCCGTATCCGGTTTTGCCGGACGACGGGAAACCGGAGAACGTGCTGGCGGTGGTGGTTTCGATGAAGCGAACGCCGCCAATGTCGATGACGCGATAGGCTTGCACGCCGCGCTGCAATTCTTCGGCACCTTCGCGATGATACTTCAGAATGTCGATAACTCCGCCGGCTGTGTTGTCGTTCAGCAAGTCGAAGGCCGGAGCCGGCGAGATTACGCCGACGAACATCCCGTCAGACTGGGGCCGCACGTCCTGATTGCGGAGCGACATGGCTGCCTGACGAACGAGCGAGGCTGACAAAAATTCGTTGTCGGTACAGGAAATCACAATCGCGGAAACGGCCAGAGCTTCGGCTTCATACTCGGTACGGGCCAAAGTGTTTGCGGTCAAGGCTGCCTGGTATCCCATTTCGGCAGCGGTGTTCTCCACGATCGGATCAATGGCGGTTTCGACCAAGATGTCCGAGAACGACGCGAAGTTGAAATACTGTTGCACCGTCACGTTACGGATGGAGGTGGTCGGGTTTTCGCCCGTGCCCACGGTGCCTTCAGTTCCCGGCGTGGTTGCCGCGCCCAACAGGTCATAGCTATAAAGCTGGATGGTGCGACCGTTGCGGTCGGGCAACTTCCGGCGCGAGGTAGTCGCCACGTATGGCAGATTGGCCTTCAGGTTCTCGACGCCGACGCGATCGTAATAGATGCTCGACAGGTGAGACAAGCCAGCGGTGGACGTGAGAACTGATGCCGGTTGATATGCCAAGGGGATGCCTCCAAAGTCTATTTATTTCGTCTCAGCTTTGCGAAGTAATTTTGCTGCTTCGGCAAAGGCCAAGACGCAAATTCACGGGCAAACTTTGCGGCATCAACTTGCTCCTGCACTTCCGGCCTGCCTTGGTTCGAGGGAACCAGAACAGGCGGCGGAGGAACTTCAGTCAGATCCTTGTTTGCATCAGCGGAATCAGCTACGACCTGTTCATCCACTTTTCGCAGCAGCGTTTTGTCACCCGCTGCTACTAATTGTTGAAAAGAGAGCACGAGATTCTGCTTAGTGATCGGCTTGCCCTTTGCGTGCAGGTAGTCGGTCAGCTTCTTTGCATTGGCTTTCGTGGGGTTGTAGGTATCGCATTCGCCGAGAAATTCTACGCCCGCTTCTTCCTGTCGGCGATTCAGTTCCCGCAGTTCTGCACGCGAGAGATTCTGCATGATCGTTTCGAGTGGAGCGCCGTACTCTGCCTCTTGGAGTTTCCGCATCGCAGCCTGTGGGTTCTCTTTCCACAGGTTCAGAATCTCGGCCTGCTCGGTGAGTGAAAGGTCTTTGCGCCTGAATTCGATGGGCGTGTAAAGCGGCTTGTCCTCGAATTCCAGAACTTGCGGTGGCGCCTGAACGAAAGACTTCTCAATGAGGGTTGCCAGCTCTTCGACGCTCGCTGCTTCGAGGGTCGTGCCGTTCGCGAGCTTGTGTGTAAACTTCGGCGGCGGGGTATCTTCGACTTTCGGCGGTACGACTTCTGCTACGGCGGTGAGTGGGGCAGTATCGTACTCACTTCCCAGATGGAAACGGTCAGTTCCTTGTGAGCCGACCTTCATGCGGTCGGGGTTGCTACGCGACAAGTCCACACGATCATCGAACGTCTCTATGCCTTTGTTGATTTCCATTTACTCATCTCCTTCGGGCTGTTGCCCGTTCCGGATTTCTCCATCGAACTCTGAGGGGTCTGCTGCTTTCGGTGGACGCAGCGGGTGATTCAGAATGTCGATTTCTTTGTCGATGGTCTGCGTCAAGATCGTTGCAAATTCTCGCGCCCCGTCGAGCCGCAAGCCAGATGCCCAGTAGGCATCTCTCGTTCCCTTCCCTGCGAATCTGAGATGCTGGCCTTCGAGTCTGTCCATCATGCCCGAAGTAAGTTCCTGCAGGATTGTCCAGCCGGGGTGCTTCGTCAAATCCTGCAAGGCTGAAGCGTTATGGATGACTTTGAGATACTCAATCTCATCCAGTTCAATTTTAATTTCGCCATTGGTCGGTGCTGCTGGTGAATACGGCATTACATTCCTCCGCTCGGTTCCATCTGGTCGTCTGACGGTTCGCCGGTTAATGGGTCCGCTCCCTCTTTCAGTTCTTCGACAACTCCCTTGATAATTTCCTTGATGGCTGCCGTGTTAGATTGGGCATCGCCCTTCGCCGAAATCTGCTGCAACTGGTGCTGATTGTCGATCGCCTTCGTGGCCATCTGTTGCGCGAACTCGTTCTTTTGTTTCAAGGCTTGTTGCTCCTTCGGGTCCATCGGGCGAATCCACTTCTGCGTTCCCGCGATCTCTGAAATGTCAGCGATGGCTTGCGCGATCTCCACCCAATCTACAACGAGTCCCTGAAGTTGCATTGCTTCCTGAACAGGCTGCTGCTGGAAAATCTGCAACATCGGCATCATGTTCTGCGCGAGAGCCTGACGTGCCCTCGCCTTCGCCGACGCAAGCATTCGGAACTTCAGCTTGGCATTGACCACATCGAGCATGTCGCCGTCGTAGTCGTGGGCCAGTTCGTCGGTAAGAATCTGCGTGACAGTTTCTTCGTCCAGCCATTTCGAGTTGCACTCCTGAATAAATTCCAGCGTCGGAACGAAGATCAAGTCCGAGATGAAATCGATCAGGTAGCCGAGCCTCGCGCCGACGCCGGCAGAGAGGGCATTCATTCCCGTCGCGGTGCGGGTAATCGAACTCGGCCCTTGCTGGCCGCCCTGCGTGATAAGTTCGTTGGCTCCGCTGCGCCGCTGGGCTCGGGAGTCGGATGCTTCGACTTCGGTGAAGGCATCCATGAGCGCGGCCGGGTACTCGATCATCTTGATTCCGTCCGCATTGTCTGTGTCCATGATGCCGCCCGGACGGAGCCTTAATTGTTGCGCCGGAGTATTTGAACCTCGTACTCGGATGAAACTGCCGGAGAGCCGGAGCGATAAATCGTCCAGACGGCCGTTGATGATTCCTTGCTGAAGTCGTTGCTCACCTTTGAGTAGACGGGCGAGGCCGATGCCGAAGAATGAATCAAGAACATCCGTGAAACAGCACGAGCGATAGCATATTTCGTTGAAGCTATTTTGCTCATTGATGATAACCAGTTTCCGGTTGAGCAAGACGTAGTGGTCGGTCGAGTTCCAATACTCTACCACTTCGAGTTGCTGTTTGTTCGGATCACTCGTTGACTCCTGGTAGCGCGGCATCGCCTTGAATTCCATGTTCAAGTCGAGCGACGAAATGCCTGTGTTCATCACCGAAGTCGTCGAGCGGCCTTCGAGCATTGAGCGTTCCGGAGATTCTTTCGGCTGATCAAAGAAAGATTTCAGCGTCTCGTCGTCCGGCAGCATGTTGCCGGGAACTTTGCGAAAGTTCTTGATCAAATCTTCGACGCCCATGTACTCGCGGTGAATGAGGTATTGCGATTTGCGAACGTCAGGGCAGCGCAGTTTCGGGTCGGGAATCATGTAGCGGACGTGCACGTTTTCGCAGAACGGCTCGTTCACTTCGACCATCTGCGTTTTCATCACCCACTTGCCGTCACCCTTGTCATAGGACTTTACGGGCAGCCCATTCGTCATCGTGACTTTCGGGATGCCGCGGCGAACCCGTGTCCGCATCGGTTTCTTGTAGCGCCGCCAGCCCAAGCGCATGTAGCAGGTGCCGTAGACCATCAGTTCCTTGATGCACTTCCGCAATTCCTCTCGAAATCCCATCTGGGAAAGCTGGTAGTTGATGAGTTCCTTGCAGGCGCGCGCGACATTCTGCTTTGTCTTGGGCCGCGAAATAGTCTCGAATGGCGGGTCGTCGGCAAAAAGCGCGGACATGACCTGTGGCATCAGGCTTTCGATGTGCTCATAGATCAGGGGAACGCCTAGAGAGGCTCGTGGGACGCTAGAGCCTTCCCAGAAGCCTTGCGGAACGCGAAAGAGGTACAAACGGTCATCCGCATCCCACTCGACGCTCATACCCTTCGCAAGCAGGTAGTATTCGGCTCGATTGAGGTCTTTGAGGACGAGTTCTTTTACTATGTCATCTTCGGGCAGTGCGGGGGGTAAGGGAACCTGATCGGCTCGGATTTCGTGCGCGAAAGAAATGGGGCTGTCGATCAGGGCCATAATCTGTTAATCTTTGAGAGCACGCTACCCGGTAAGTCCCGCTCCAAGCTCCATATCCTCCCTATCCCACGAAAGTGCGGGCGAAATCAGTTCTGATCCGTAGATCGCCATGTTGGAAATCGAATTCTGCGTTCGGTAGTACATCAGGCGCGAAATCGCATACGGGATGCCACGCAGCTTAAATTTCGGGAATCGCGAGAACTGCAAATAGAGATTCGTCAGGTTCGGCAAGTCGGCATGGAACCAAAGTTGGTTTTCGCGGAGCAGGGGTTCGAGCGCGAGAACGTGATTGATTCGGTCGTCATCGGTCTGACTGTTCCCGCCGAATTTTACCCAGTCAATCGCAAACGATAGTTTCATCATCCGCAAGCGCGACATCAGCCCCGGCTCAACCATGCGCTGCTTTCGAGAATCCTCAAACGCCACGCGGGTGATCGGCCACTTCTGCCAGAACGCGATGATGAGGTCAATCAGGTTCGACGGCTTGAATCGGCCCATTACGAGATCAATGATGAACAGCCGCCCCTTGCCATCCCATCCGCCAACGATTCCCACTGAGGCTTCTGCTTCGGGATCAGCCAAATCAAAATACCAGACCATGAAGATGTTGAGCATTCCGGTGTCTGGATACTTGTCTCGCTTGACGGTGTGCTTGATGAGTTCGGCCATCGGAAAATTGTCAGCCGATGCGGGCACGGGGTTGTTGAGTCGCTGGCAGTTGAACAGGTAGGGGTTGTCATTCTGGATTTCGAGAAGTTCTCTCAGCGTCCAGCGTTCCGGGTGGAGGTGGATCAGATCTCCCGGAAGATAAGTTTCTGGGATATGGAACCCATTTCCTTTGGCATAGGCAAGGTCTTCCGTCCAGATCGGCCGGTCGTGGATGCGCCACTGGCCTTTGTTCGTTTCTTTGATTCGACCGTAAAGGTCAGACCAGTCATACCTGGTTCCGAGTAGTTCACGATATCCGCGAGGGTTAAGCAGGTTCCGCGCGAGATCCCAGTCGTCAATGGTTTTTTGGAGAAGATCTCTAGTCTGATAATTTTTTTCGTGGACAAGATCGTCTCCCGTCACCCACTCATAGTGGGAACCAGCCTTTACAGATTCTAGCGTAGAAATCGTCAGCGTGGGTTCGCGGCGAGGATTTTTTCGCTGCGGGTGCGTCAGCCCATAGGCCGTTCCGAAATCTGAAGGCGCCAACCCTGCTTCGCCTTTTTTGTCGCTCCACGGCACCGCGTCCGGATAGAGTTCGCGCAAAGTCGAGTTGCTGAGAAGCTGAGAGCGTGTTTCCTGAATCGTCCGCTTCACCAGCGTTTCAATGCCAGACATGCGGAGCGTTGCAATCTCCGGCCAGTTCACCCAGTTTTGCAAAGCCTTCCCGATGGAGATGGAGGTTTTGAATTCTCCGCGCGGGTCGAGAATCAGGTAGTTGTGGATTTCGTCCTGATCTTCAAAGGGTTTCTTCGGATCGGGTGGAGGGCCATAGGTATCGCACACGCATTGGTGGACACGCGGCAGCATATCTTTGTAGCCCAAAATGTCATGGCAAAAATAGTAGAGATCACGTTGTCCGCGCTCGCGAGCAGAGGCTTGAACTTCGGTGAAGGAATGTTTTACTTCGAGGTCAGGACTTGTCAGCTGTTCTGCGGGCTTGACTGAGGGCGATGGCGACGGCTTGCTTGCGGTTTTTGACTTTCGGGCCTTTTTTGGAACCGCTTCTGAGTTTTCCATGTTTGTATTCCCGCATGGTCTGGGCTATTTTCTCATTCCCCAGCACCGCTTCTACAGACATGGTTAACGACCAGTCACTTTTTCGGTGTACGCGGCCGACTTTCCGAAGCCCGATCGATAAGTCTCTTGCAGTTCTTTGCCGCCGCCGCCAGCGGCCGACTCGGTGGTCTGTATCCCTCCGCCGCCGTGCGTCTCGAACGGATGAGAAATGTCTGCCGCTTCAAAGGCCAGCGTCTTGGTTTTGGAAACGATCTCGTCTGCCATGCTCATGGGAATTCTCCTTAGAAAGTGTTTTTGGCATCGCGAACCATTGGTGCCTTGTTGGCTTTGACTTGAGCTTTGGCGCCGCCGAGCGGGTGCATGTAGCTATGGTTCGTCCCGCTGGCATTGGGCGCTGGAAGTTTGTAGGACTCATTCAGCCCGTGGCCGTCCTGAATCGCAGCCCGAAATGGGTTGTTCTGCATGTTCATGGAATCGAGCTTCGGTCCGAATTTGCCCGTCTTAACCGGCTGAACGTGGGGTTGGTGAATCTTCTGCATGATTTAGAAAGAGAGCACGAGATTATGAAAAAACGGGTCGGGAATCCCCGACCCGCACAGCACCCGTCGCACCTCCTTATCGAATTGGTTTGAATCGCATCGAAGCTGAGACTGAACTGCCAGCCGAATCGTTCACATCGAGCAGCACCGCGGACGATGAAGTCCCGGCGACGGTCGGCGTTCCCGCGAGGCTGACGATGGTGTTGGACGGATCTTCCACGAACGTGATGCCGGTCGGAAGCGGGCCGGAACTTGGATCGATGCTGTAGATATAGGGCGGAACTCCGCCTGAGACGGTTGCCACGACTGTGCCATCCGCCGGTGTTCCGACAGTCAGATTGAAAGTGCCCGAACTGGGCGTGATTGCCAACGCTGCTGCGCTTGCGGTGACGGCGAAATTTGCGGAAAACTGTACCTGCGACATAGTAACTCCTTTGGGTAACTTGACGATGAATTCAAAATCTTCCTGCATTACTGACCCCATTGTTTCTTAGGGCTGGTTGATTGCGGAATTCCCATTGATGCCGTTGCAGTCTGGGCCGTCGAATCGGAAACAACGACCAATATCTGGATTGTTGACGGAACAGCCACGGTCGGTGTTCCATCGAGATAAATGTTGCCGCTCTTGTCGTCGGTGAAACTCAGGCCAGCCGGCAAAGGCACACTCGGAGTGAGCACGTATGGCGGAACTCCTCCGACAACCTTTGCGATCGGGAAAGTCGGCGCGGCGGTTCCCACTGTGAGAGTCAAATTTGTGGCTGTCGGAACGACTGAGAAAGCCGCAGTGGACGACGGCTCAATGCTTAATCCCAATGATAGCATTTTGTTGCTCATATCAAAGCTCTCCTGATTTATCTTTCAGAGCACGGGATTTAGCGGCGGAGGTTCTGCGGCGTCCCAAGATGTCCGAACTGTGCTTCATACATTTCCGGGGTGATACCGTGCTTGGCGAAAATCTTATCGCACATGGCCGTGAACATGTCGCGTTCCATCTTTCCCATTTTGCTGGGCGTGTACTCCCGGATTTCGTTCATCGCCCGCATCAGCCGTGTTTCCTGATCGAGCGTTCGCATTTCTTTTTCTTGGGCGGGACTGCTGTTCCGGGTGATTGCTCCGCTGAAATCTACGAGCAACCCATCTTCGCGGTATTCCATGATCTTCCTCCGGCATCAGCCTAGATGCGTGCTGTTCGCCAAAGCTACTGATTTTGAGTTCTGCATAGCCTTCCTCGATAATTCTTTCTTGCCTTTCCTGCCTAAGTTGTGCTTTCATTCGGCCCTTGCGGGTTAAGATCCGTTCCACCCCAGCTTCCGGTATCTGGCCGTGTATCGTTACCCCCGATTGAAGAGCGAGCGCGCGCGCGCGATTGGCCCGCCGACCGGCCCGAGTGGCCGAACCGACCCCCTTGCGGACGAACCACGGATCACTCCGTCGCCGTTCGCTGGCTGAGATGCACCAAGCATTCCCGCCGTGGACATGAAGCCAGGATTCGATGAGAAGTTGTGCGGCGTTTCGAGCGTGTCGAGTCCGCCAGGATTGTCCTTCACCAGTTCGTCGTGACGCTTGTACTCATTCATCACTTTCCGCCCTTTATCCCATCGGGATCGTGTTCTTCTTCCATGCGGCGATCATAGTCGTTAGGCACGCCGAATTTCAAATCTTCTTCTTTTTTTTCAGCTTCGACATCACCATAGGAAACGTCATTGCCGTACTGCCACGAACCCGCACGCGCGATGATGTCGGAATATTCGGAGCCCGCGTTCCCCTGCGAACCCTTGATGCCCCGCTTTCGGATGATGTCCATGATCGTCTCCTAGTACCAAACTATCAGCGTTGAACTGCTCGCCGCCGAATAAGCGTTTACGACTTGCCAGCTTGAAGTCGAGCCGACTTTATTGGGCAGGGTCAACTTTTGCGGCCCCGTCCACAGGATTTGCGATTGGCTGGCGACTTCGCATTTTCCCTGCTCTATGACGTTGCCATTGAAATCCTGTACCGAGATTGTGTCTCCGATCGTGATGGGCGCAAACCACTCCATGCGTTTCACGAAGATGGGGTGATTCATGATGATGCTCGTGGTTGCCGTGAGCGCGGGCGCCGGAATAATCATCGGGTTCGTGGTAACTGTGTAGGTCGCCATGATTTACTTTGAGAGCACGAACTACTGGGTGCTTATCAACTGAATTGCGGGGATGTTCATCCATCGGGGAACGTGGCGGGAAGTCCAGCATTAGACCACGCAATTGCGCGGGTAGTCGAGAGAATGCCCGACCATGCCTGCCCGAAACAAGGGACGCAGGTTAAGATGAAAGCTAGCAGCCAGCGCCCTATCATGGGAACACCACAGCAGGAGCGGCCAAGTTGACGTGAATATTGGCGAACTGAATCGTATTGGTATTGGGGATCGTTCCGCCGGACGCCCCGAAGAGCACTTCTCCCCATGGCAGTCCCTTCGAAACTGCGCTTCTTGTCGATCCGACCTTGGCAAAAATGTAGCCA